CGACCAATTCCTCGATCTCGGTCGGAACATCCACCCTCGCCCTAACCGGCTACGCGCCGACCACCAACTCCACGTCCTCGCTGGTCATTGGCACTTCCGCCCTGACCTTCACGGGCTACAGCGTCACCTTCACCTCCGGTATCTCGCCCGGGGCCGGCAGTTTCACGATCACGGGCTACGCGCCCACGATCAACAGCACTTCGTCCCTCGTCATCGGCACATCGTCGCTGACGTTCACGGGATACCAGCCGGGGATCAGTTCAAGCCTGTCGATCGGGGCGGGGAGCCTGGCGTTCACGGGCTACCCTCAGTCCTTCGCCCAGAACTCCAGCATCACGGCCGGCACGTCCGCCCTGACGCTGACGGGGAACGCCCCGACATTCTTCAGCAACACGTCCCTGACCATCGGGACTTCCTCGCTGGCGTTCAGTGGGTATGGGCCGAGTCTGACGAACAACGGCTCCTACACCCTCGGGGTGACGACCGTCGTGTTCAACGGCCTCCTGCCCACGCTGGAGGGCTGGTTCGGCGGCGACATCGACCCGGACACCTGGACGACCGCGGCGTCCGACAGCGCGGCCTGGACGACGCCTTCCGCCGATGCGGCCACCTGGACCACCCAGAACCCCGACGCAGACACCTAGGCCCCCCAGACGCCTGACGGGGCGTCCTGGTCCTGATCCCTCCATCAAGCCGCGCCGGGAGGCGCCGCAGGAGACGCCATGGCACTCACCGCCAACTACTCCTGGTCCAAACCCACGGTTTCGGGGTCTTCCGATACCTGGGGGACGGAGCTCAACACGCTCATCGACTCCGTCGACTCCCAACTGAAGACGGTCGACACCACGGCGTCCGCGGCCCTGCCGAAGGCCGGCGGGACGATGACCGGCAAGCTGAACACGGCCGCCTCCGCCACGGGCGGCGCGGGCCTGAACCTGCCCCACGGGACCGCCCCGACCTCTCCGACGAATGGGGACATCTGGACGACCTCGACCGCGGCATTCGTGCGGATCACGGGCGTCACCAACCAGATCGCCCTCGCCACGAATAACCTGTCGGATCTGGCCTCGGCATCGACCGCACGGACAAACCTGGGCGTGGCGATCGGCACCAATGTGCAGGCCTACTCGGCCAACCTGACCACATTCGCCGGCATCGCCCCGTCTGCCAACGTCCAGACCCTGCTCGGGGCGGCGGACTACGCGACCTTCCGCTCCAGCCTTGGACTGGGATCGGTGGCGCTCCTGTCCTCGGTGAACAACGCCAACTGGTCGGGGACGGCCCTCTCGGTCGCCAATGGGGGCACGGGGTCCACAACGGCCAGCACCGCCCGCACGGCCTTGGGCCTCGCCATCGGCACGGACGTCCAAGCCTACGACGCCGAACTGGCCGCCATCGCAGGCCTGACCTCGGCGGCGGACACCGGGCTCTACTTCACCGGGATCGGGACGGCGGGAACCTTCACCCTGACTGCGGCCGGCCGGACGCTGGTCGGCGGCGCGGACAACGCGGCCATGCGGAGCACCCTCGGACTGGGCTCCCTGGCTACCCTGTCGAGCGTCAACAACGGCAACTGGTCCGGCACCGCGCTCGCGGTGGGGAACGGCGGCACAGGCGCCACCATCGCTGCGACGGCCCGCTCCAATCTCGGTCTGGCGATCGGGACGGATGTGCAGGCCTACAGCGCCAGCCTTGCCGCCCTGGCCGCGCTCTCGACCACGGACAAGTTCTACTACCTGTCGGCCGCCAACACCTGGACCGCAGTCACCATCGGGTCGGGCTTGTCCTTCTCTGGGGGCACTCTGTCTGCCTCGGGTGGGGGTGGCGGCCTTGTGGCAGCGAACAACCTGTCGGACGTCCTGTCGGCCTCCACGGCCCGGACCAATCTCGGGGTCGCCATCGGGTCCAACGTGCAGGCCTGGGACGCCGACCTCGACGCTTTGGCGGCGCTGGCCGGCACGAACACGATCTACTACCGCTCCGGGGCGAACGCCTGGTCGGCGGTGACGGTCGGCACGGGCCTCAGTTTCTCGGGCGGCACGCTGCAGACCTCGGGCACGATGATCGGCTCGAACAACCTGTCGGAACTGACCAACGCCGGGACGGCCCGAACCAATCTGGGTCTGGGCACGGTCGCCACGCAGAACACCGGCACCTCGGGGGCGGCGATCCCGTTCCTGAACGGGACGAACACCTGGGGCAACCCCAACACGTTCTCGTCCCTGCTGACCCTGCAACTCGGGGGGGACATGACCCCGGCCTCGACCCCGTCGACGACGGCGTTGGGCTATCTGGGCTCCCCGGTCAACACCCAGAACAACGCCTACACGACGGTCATGTCGGATGCGGGCAAGACGCTCTACCACACGTCCGTCACCGCCCACACGTTTACGATCGACAGCAACGCCAACGTCGCCTACCCGATCGGAACGATCATCGCCTTCGAGAACGAGAACGGGGCGGGTGACCTCACCATCGCGATCACGGCGGACACCCTGCGTTGGGGTTCCTCGACCGGATCCCGCACCCTTGCGGCCAACGGTTCGGCCACGGCCCAGAAGATGACCGCCACGTCCTGGCGCCTGAATGGGACGGGCCTCTCCTGATGGCCGGCGCGCTCCTCAAGAAGACCGGCGTGGTCACCATCGACCAGACGCCGGATGCGATCGACTGGGCCAACATCACGGCGGCCACCCAGGGCGCCAACGCCAACCAGACGATCTCCGGGATCGACGGTTCGATCACCCTCGGGATCACCTACTCGGACGGCATTTATGGGATGGAATACCGGATCAACTCCGGGACCTACACGGCCATCCTCTCCGGCGGGACCTTCTCGGTCTCCAACGGCCAGACCGTGAACTTCCGGGCTACCTGGGACGGGATCGACATCGTGTCCGGCGACGTCGTCACGATCACCAACCAGTCGGCCGCAGGGACCCCCACCCTGGATACCTTCGGCGTCAATCTGACGGGGTGACCCATGCTGATCGACATGAGCCTCCCGCCCGGTCTCCAGAAGAACGGGACCATCCGGCAGGCGAAGGGCCGCTGGTATATGGCCGACAAGGTCCGGTGGACGCAGGGCGTGGTGGCCCCCATCGGCGGCTGGCAGGCGCGGTCGGCGTCGACGGTCACGGGATCGGCCCGGGCAATCTGGACCTGGGTCGACAATGGGGCGGCGAAGTGGATCGCCATTGGCACCCACTCGAAGCTCTACGTCATGAAGCGGGACGGCTCGCTCTTTGACATCACCCCGGTCGGATTGACGGTGGGCCGGGAGGACGCGTCGGTCGCCGGGGGCTACGGCGCGGGGACCTACGGGTCGGGCCTCTACGGCACCCCGCGCCTGACGACCGGTCTGGTGCAGGACGCGACCGTCTGGACCCTCGACAACTACGGCGAAGACCTGATCGGCTGCAATGCGGACGACGGGAAGATCTACCTCTGGGACACCTCGGTCGGGACCGGCACGGTCGCGGCTGCTCTCACCGGCGCCCCGACCAGCAACCGGGCCTGCATGATGACGGAGGAGGGCTTCGTCGTGGCGCTGGGGGCGGGGGGAGATCCCCGGGTCGTCCAGTGGTCCGACAAGCGCGGCTCGACGACCTGGACGCCCTCGGCCACCAACGAATCGGGCTCTTACACCCTCCAGACGTCCGGGCGGATCATGTGTGGCCGGCGCACCCGGGGCGCCCATCTGATCTTCACCGATCAGGACGTGCATCAAGGCGTCTATCAGGGCCCTCCATACGTCTATGGCTACCAGCGGGTCGGAGAAGGCTGCGGCATCGTCTCTCAGGCCGCCGCGGTCGCCTCGGGCAACATGGTCGCGTGGATGGGGTCGGCCGGCTTCTGGGTCTATGACGGCTACGTCCGGCCGCTGCCTTCCGACTGCTGGGACTACGTTTTCTCGGACTTCAACCAGGTCCAGAAAAGCAAGGTCTTCGCGATCCACAACCCCGACTTCTCGGAGATCACCTGGCACTACCCGTCCGGCGGATCGACGGAAGTGAACCGCTACGTCACCTGGAACACGCAGGACAATACCTGGTGGGTCGGGACGATGGACCGGACCTGCGGGATCGAGCGCGGCGCCTTCCACGTCCCGATCATGGTCGGGACCGATGGTGTCGTCTACGAGCACGAGACCGGCAACGCCATGGGCGGCGCCCAACCATACTGCGAGACCGGGCCTTTCGAGTGGCCGGACGCCACGGGCATTGGGAACAGGGTCTACACCGTCCTCCTGCTCCGCCCGGACGAGCGCACCATCGGCGACGTGCAGGCGACCTTCTACGTCCGCATGTCGGCTGAAGACACAGACACGACCTACGGGCCCTACACCCTGACCGACCGCACCATGCTCCGGTTCACCGGCCGCGAGGTGCGGATGCGCCTGACCGGGGTGGCCTTGTCGGACTGGCGGGTCGGGGCCTTCCAGATGGAAGTGAAACCAAGGGGCTTCCGATGAGACTGCCCAGCCCACCCACCGCCTACTCGCCGATGGATCAGGCGGAACTCCGCCGGCAGATTCAAGCGGCGGACGACCAGAACCTGAAGGAGGGGGTGAACCTCGACCTCACCCGTATCAAGTCGATCTCCAACGGGTCTGTCCGGGCGCGAAACCTTCGGGGCTCCGTGACCTTCGCAACGGCAGGGACCGCAGTCGTGACCTTCGCCGTGAACGAGGCCGACGCCAACTTCTACATCGTCGGGTCGGGCAACAAGAACGAGACCTTCTGGATCACCGGCAAGGGGACCACGGGCTTCACTGTGAACTCCTCGAACGCGGCCTCGGTCGCGACCTACGACTGGGCCCTGATCCGGTGACGGACCTCGCCACCGAATGGGCCCGGTGCAAGCCCTGGATCGAACCCGCCCTCGAATACGGGTCCTTCGGCTACGAGATCGACGACGTCTGGAACGAGATCAACGACCCGTCGACCCTGACCCAACTGTGGCCGGGGCATCAGGCGGCGATCGTCACCCAACTCTGGGTTTTCCCCCGCGCCCGGGCCGTCAACTTCTGGCTGGCCGGCGGCGACCTCACTGAACTGACCACGGCCATGCGCCCCTGCATTGAGACGTGGGCCAAGAACATCGGCTGCACGCACTCGATCATCGCCGGCCGCCCCGGTTGGGGCCGGGCCCTGCGCGACGAGGGCTACGAGCCAGCCTGGTCCGCCCTGAAAAAGGAACTGCCCTAGATGTCCTTCGGCAAGAATAAGTCCAAGCAGTCGAGCGTCCAGACGTCGAACTCGTCAACCTCGCTCGACCCGACAATCATGGGGCTGCTGACGGGCAACTACGCTCAGGCCCAGCAACTGGCGAACCAGCCCTACACTCCCTATTCGGGGCAGCGGGTGGCCGGCGCCAATCAGAACCAGCAGGGCGCGTGGGACCTCATGTCCGGCATCGCCTCGGGGAACACGGGGCAGGGGCTCCTGAACCAGGCGGCGGCGGGCGCTGCGGCGGCGGGGGCTTACAGCCCGATTCAGGTCCGGGCCCAAGGCTACAACCCCTCGACCTACTCGGCGACCAACGCCGGGTCGCAGGGATATGATGCGGTCACCGCGGCCCGTGCGGCGCCGGTCGATGCGTCCCTGGCCCGGAACTCCACCATCGCCTCCACGCCGGGCGCGCAGGCCTCTCTCGCCACGTCGGGCCAGATCGCCTCCACCCCGCTGGCTCAGGCCTCCACGACCACGGCGGCCCGGATCGCGTCCAGCCCGCTCGCACAGGCGTCGACGGCGGGCGTGACGAACATCAACCGCGGCGACATCCGCGACGTGTCGGGCGGCCTGCTCGACACCAACCGCATCACGGCCCTGCTCAACCCCTACCTCAACGAGGTGGTGGGGAACACGCAAGCCGACCTCGAGCGGGCCCGACAAATTCAGCGCGTGGCAGACGGAGCACGGCAAACGCAGGCCGGGGCCTTCGGCGGGACGCGGGGCGAAGTCGAGAACGCCCAGACCAACGACGCCTTCTACCGGAACCTGGCGACCCAACTCGGCCAGCTTCGCTACCAGGGCTACGATCAGGCGCTGTCGGCCGCCCAACAGGAAGCGGCGCGTCAGCAGGCCTCCGAACAGGCCAACCAGGGCGTCGACCTGTCCGTGGCGGGATCGAACGCTGGCGCGGCGAACCAGGCCGCCCTGACCAACGCCGGGCTCCTGACGAACGTCTCCCAGTCGAATGCCGGCCTCCTCGCCAATCAGGCGCAGGCGCAGGCACAGATGGAGCAGCAGGCGGGAATCACGAACGCCGGGCTCCTCACCGACGTCTCGCGCGCGAACGCCGCCCAAGAAGCCCAGCGCGCCGCCCAGCAAGCCCAGATGGAACAGCAGACCTCGGCGACGAATGCCGGCCTGCTCACCAACGTCAGCCAGTCGAACGCCCAGCAGGAGGCCGCTCGCGCCGCCCAGCAGGCGCAACTGGAGCAGCAGACCGCGCTGGCGAACGCCGGGGCCCTCAACGACACCGCCCGGTTCAACGCCGGGCAGGAACAGCAGCTCAACCTAGCCAACGCCGGCGCCCAGAATCAGGCGGCTCAATTCGGGGCCGCCGCGGCCAACACGGCGGCGCTCGCCAACGCCGGTGCGGCCAACGAGGCGGCCCAGTTCGGCGCGGGCGCCCAGAACACCGCGGACTCCCAACTCGCCGCCCAACAGCTTGCAGCGGCCCAAGGCAACCAGTCGGCTGGCCTTCAGGCGGCGGATCTCGGGCTTCGTGGCGCCAGTCTCCTCGGCACCCTGTCGGGACAGGAACTCAGCCAGGCCGCCCAACGTGCGGGCCTTCTGGATCAGGCCGGCCAAGAGCAACACGCGCAGGAACAGGCTCAACTCGATTGGGCCTACCAGAACGGCTACCTCAACCAGCAGCAATACCAGCAGGCGATGCAAACCCTGCTCAACCAGACCCTCTCGCTGCTGGGCAATCCGACGCTGGCCCAGTCGACGTCGAGCGGCACGTCCAACGGCTCCTCGTCCGGCTTCAACCTCGCCATCCCACTCCCTGGCGTTCCCTAATCAGGAGTCCCCATGTCCTTTCTCTCTCAGGGCCTCGGCGCACTGTCGCAACTGGGGTCGGCCGGTCGTGGCTATCTGTCCCTGCTCAACCCCGCCAGCTTCGGCCGGGCGCCAGGGATGCTCGACCCCAACAAGGCGGGCCTTCTCAACGCCACCGGACCACAAGTCGCTCCGGAACAGGTGCTCACCGGCGGCCCGCAGCGGACGCTGGTCCCGAACCCGCCCGCACCCATCAGCGCGGGTCCGGCGCCGGTCGCCGGGGGCCCGGTGCATGGGCATCTGGGTCCGGCCGGAGACATTTCGTTCGCCGCGGGCGACCTTCAGAACGCCCCGATCCGACCGATGCTCACCGCGCCGGCGGACATCCACATGCCGTCCTTCATGGAGCGGATGAGCGACAGGGCCTCGGCGGCGCTGAACGGGGCGGCAGGCAGCGACGCGGGGTCGGCGGTGCGGGACATCGCCGCCTTGCCGTTCAACGTCCTGCGAGCCTACGGCGCGGCCTACGGGGCGCTGCCGGGCATGTATCGCGACGCCGCGGCCGCCCGACACGCCGCGGCCCTCGACCAGGCCGAAACCCGCCGGGTGCAGGACAAGGTGCTCCAGGACCCGCGCGAGTGGCTGTCGGCCCGCATGAACCCCACCGCCCTCGGAGAGCAATACGCTTCCCGCCAGGGCTTCCACACGGTCGGGGGTGGGGACACCGCGATTAACGGCCCGCCCGGCATGGAACTCTACAACGCGCCCCGCTACGGCATGGAGGGCAACATCGGCTACTCCACGACGCCGGACGGGACGACGCAGACCGGGACGATCGAGCCGTCCTACGCGATGAACACCGACCGCCTGAAGGCCGAGTCAGACGCCGCGCACAACGCCGCCACCGAGCGGCAAGGCGACGCGCGTCTGCAACTGGACCGCCAACTGGGCTTCGCCAACGTCGACGCCCGAAACGCCGAAGTCCAGGTCGCCCGTGACCGCCTGGCCCGGGAGGGCGACCCCACGCCGAACCGGGTGATCGGCCGCATCCTCGACCGGATGAGCGCCGGCGACACCCTCTCGGACGGCGACCTGCGGATCTACCGAGACTGGCGCTCCCAGCGGATCGACCCGAACAGTCCGTTCCAGCCGGACGACAACAGCGGCGACATGAGCACGCCGCCCCCGGCAGGCGCTCCGCCGGCGTCCGCCCCCGCGACACCGGCGCCTCAAGGGTCGGCTGGTCGGGCGCCGCCGATCCCTCAAGCGGCGATCAACTACCTGCGGGCCAACCCGAACCTGGCGCCGCAGTTTGAGCAGCAGTTCCACCTGCCTGCGGGCGGGGCGCGTCGGTATCTCGCCCAATGACGACGCCCAACCCGTTCGCTCAGTTCGTGACGCCGGCCGCACCGCCGGCGCCCGCCCCAGTCAACCCGTTCGCGCAATTCATGCCGAACGCGGGGCCGGGCATGAACGTGCGCGGGTCCACGGCCGAAAATCCGTTCGGCGGCTTCGCGAACCAGACGATCCGCCCCGAGAACCGATCCTTCGGCCAGCGGTTCGGCATGAACTTCGAGGATGCACGGGTTCGGGGCACCCTGTTGGGCGCCGGGATCAACGCCGGCGTGGCGGCGGTGGACGAGGCTCGCCGGGCGGATGCGATCCGCCGTGGCCTCCCGCCGCCGCCGGATGCCTCTGCGCGGGAACAGAACCGCCGCGCCGCCGAGACCTACCAGATGCGGTCGGATGCGGACCCATTCTACCGGGTTAACCGGCTGCATTTGTTCAATATCCCCGGTACCAACATCCCGGTCGACCTCTATGGCGACAACGCCAAGGCCGCGGCTGCGGTGGCGACCCTTGGCGGCCAACTCGCTGGCGGGATGACTTCACCGGAGGCCTTCGTCGGGGGCGAATTGGTGGGACCGGCGGTGCGTTTTGGCGCGCGGGCGGGCGCCCGCTTCGCACCGTGGGCCATCCGCAACGCGCCCCGGGCGGCGACGGCGCTGGAGCGCGTCACGACCCCGACCGCCCGCACGGCGTCGCCCCTGGCCCGCCGTCTGGCCGCCGACGCTGCGGTCAACATGGCGGTCGATCCTGCTGTTCAGGGCGCGAACATCGCCGCCGGCGGGCAGGATCAATACAACCCCCTCAGCACTGTGGCGGCCGGAGCGGTCGCCGTGGCCCCGTCTGCGCTCGCCCATGGCCTGCGCGCCCGGGATCGGCGAGCGGCCGCACGTCAGGCCGCCCGTGACGCTGAACAGGCTCTGGCGGCCCAGCGCGCCGCTGCGGAATACCAGGGCGGGGGCGAGAACCCGTTTGCCCGGTTCGTGCCGCCCGAAGGCGCTCCGACCGTCCGTCCGGGCCCGGCCTCGCATGACGCCGCCCAAGCGATCCAGAACCCCGGACATTCCGCGCGCTTCACCGGCCCCATGGCGGACATCGTCCATCGCGCCGCTGTGTCGGGCGGGGTCGACCCTCACCTCGCCCAGACCATCGCCCAGATCGAAAGCCACTTCGACCCGAACGCGCGCTCAAGCACGGGGGCGACGGGCCTGTTCCAGTTCACGCAAGGGACCTGGGACCGCATGGGTGGTGGCGACCGGAACGACCCGGCCCTGAACGCCCAACGTGGCGTCGCCCTGATCCGCGAGAACCAGAACGCCCTGCGCCAACGTCTGGGTCGGGAACCCACGTCGGCGGAGATATATCTGGCCCACCAACAGGGGGCCGGGGGCGCTGGCTCGCTCCTGACGGCCGATCCGAACGCATCCGCTCTGGACGTCCTGACCGCCGTCTACCACGACCGCGACGCCGCCCGACGCGCGATCGTCGTCAATGGGGGGCGCCCCGACATGTCGGCGGGCGAGTTCGTCGGCCTCTGGTCTGATCGGTATGCCCGGGCGGCGGGCCAGCCCGGCGGCCACATCGGGGCGCCGGGTGAAGCCGCGGCCCCGACCATGCGGACCCTGACGCCGGAAGAACGGGCCCAGATCGCGCACACCTTTGGCACCGACGAGATCGCCCAGCGCGAGGCTCGTCAGGCGGCCGAACGTGAGGCGGCGCGCTCCACCCCCAAGGACGAGCCGTTCCCGGGCGACGTGCCATTCCCCGGCGACCGCCAGACCCAATCGAGCGACATCCCTGATCCGTGGGCGCCGGTCGACCAGCAGCCGGAACAGTCCGCCCCGACCCTCGATCATACCCAGACCCCGCAATACCAGGCGATCGACCTCCTGCGTCGGGGCCGCCCGGCGCCGGCCAGCGACCGCGGTCCCAACCTGCTGGACTTCATCGCTCGCAACGGCGGGATCAACGACGTCGGCGGGGACGTGGCGAGCCTGGACAGCCGGGCCGCCGGGCGCTGGGGCAACCGCTCCCTGACCAACCGGAACGGCATCGGCCTGGACCAGATGGCCGAGCGCGCCTTCGAGGCAGGCTACTTCCCCGAACACGGCATTCCTGGCGAGCACTCCTCCGACAATTACAACCCCGTCACGGGGCGCGATCTGCTGGACGCCATGGACGAGGCGATGCGGGGCAACCACCGCTACGCCCAACCCGAAGGCGCGGCCGACGAGATCCGTTCGCACATGGACGACCTCGATCAGCTTTTCCACATCATGGAGATCGACCCGAAGGACTACTCGACCGAGCAGCTTCACAACGCGGTCAACCAGTTCCTGTCGACGGGCACGCACGACCTCCACCCGGACGGTCAGTTCTCCCATCCCCATTTCATGCCGCAGGATGATGGGTCCGATTATGGTGGCTATGACGCCCCGGCCTATCAGCCGGAGGAGAACGTCAACTGGGACGGGGCCGATGCGTTCGGGATGCGGCCGGCCAACGATGGGGTGCTGGGGGCGCGGGCCAACCTCAACCCGGACGCGGCGCGGTTTCTGGCGAGCGAGACCTATCTGGATCACGCGACCCCGGTCCTGCGCGAGAAGGTCGACGCTGGTGAGATTACGACCCGCCGAGAGAGCGGCGTTGGCGGTGCGGTTGATGTTGTCCCGACCCGAAGCCTGGCAGACCAGATGGAAGCGCCGGGGCCGGTGTTCCATGAGACGAGCGTCGCCAATGGCCGGAGTCTGCTGGAGCGGATCTTCGCCGGGCCGCGGAATCACACGCCGTTCTATGTCAGCCCCAACCCGGACCTCGCGCTGGGTCAGGGCGGCAAGGGCATCCGGATCGAGCTCGACCCTGAGCGTGTGAACGGGTCGGCGCCGCAGAGCCTGGCGAACACCGTGCAGAACGGCGTCGGCAACGGCACGGGCGAGTTCACCGTCTCCAAGACCCTGCCGAGCGCGGTGCGCGCGATCACGACGACCACGCAGGCCCAGATGGATGCGCTGGCCCGTAACCCGCGCATCGCCCAGCGTTTTGATTTCGGGAATGTCACTCGCGACGCCAACGGCTTCCACGTCGAGCGGCGGGGAGCGACCGATGCTCCGTCCCGTCTGGGAGCCGCCGAGACCCCCTCGACCGAGACCGTGAAGCTGGGCGACGGCGAGCACCAGCAAACCCTGATCCCGGGCGTGGAGCCGGTGAACCGCAACGCCCAGATGATCGCCGACGAACTGCGGCGCCGGATGCTGAAGCGGGGCTACGGGAACCAGGACCCGTCCCATGCCGGCCCGCTGTTCGACGAGAACGCGAAGGCGCAGGGCGACCTGTTCAGCCAGACGCCGCCGTCCGGCCCCCAGGATGCGTCAGGACAGGCGCGGGACCTTTTCGGGAACCCGACGTCCGGACAGCCGTCCATGCCCTCTGACGCCCCCGTGGCGCGTCAGGGCAACCTGTTCGGGATGGCTGCTCAAACGACGACTGACCCTCTCAAAGCCCGAACCGCCGTCCTCACGGCTATTGTGAAATCTGGCGGCGCTGAAGTGGTCACCCCGGATGGGTCGATGCTGTCCGCCACTCTTAACAAAGGCGGAAAGGGCGGTCGCTATCAGGTCGTGAGGTTTGTCAACGACCAACCCACCACCCGAACGACGTTCGCTACAGCGGAAGCCGCGGCCCGGCACCTGGCGGAAAATGAGCATCAGCCCACAATCGGACGGAACGGACTGCGGGAGTCTCCTCGGCCATCGCCGGTTGCGGCCACTACGATTCCCAAGGCGGCCGACCTGA